TATTAACTGGTGAATACATAATTCTGTCTGCGTGTTTTCTTTGAACACCTTCATTTGTTGTCTTTTGTACATTAGCAACAAATAATCTTCTGTTTGCAAACACACCAGTTTTAAAACCATCACCTGCCTCTCCAATTGTTAAATTTCCGTCATTACTAGAATAACCATTAATCGTAGCGTATGTATCAATGCTTGGCTCTGTTGCTGTTACAGTTGCAGTTCCATGAGGTGTGCTAGCACCATTACTTATAGTCCAATTTGTATAATGACCTGTCATCTTTGAACGAATGCCATAAGCATTGTTTTGATTTGCCACTCCTGTCAAATCAATATCGCATAATAAATTCCATTCCCCATCAGAAAGTCTACTTCCTGTATTGTCATAAAATTTCCAATACAATCTACCACCTGTTACATTGCGAGGATAATCTTGACCTAAGTTGCTACTTAAACCACTATCAGAATCAGCATAAACAGTTATATTTAAAAGACAATCATCATTGGTTACATTTTCTGCTAGAGCCATTTCAAAAACAGTAGATTCCATTTTTTTTTCATATATATATGATAAGCCAAATTTATAATAAGCTGCTTGCCATCTTCCTGACCCTGCAGCTCCTTGGGTTATTTGCACATTAAAACTTCCTGTAGTTTGAGTAGAGCTAGTTACATTATTACCAGCAGTTGGTTCGCTAATTTTAAAATCAGTAAAGAAAAAACTATCTTGTGCTAACCCTAGTTGCTTATTACCTACATAACCATATTGTTTAACAGTACTTGAGTTATTAACAGTCGTATCATGTAAAATAATTTTATTACCAATCGGTATTACTGCACCCTGACAAGTTGTAACACCTGCTCCACTAATGTCCCCTATATCTGTCCAAGTTTCATTAGTATAATCAAGAACTTTACATTGAGTGTTGCTACTATTACCTGTGTCATCAATTGCACATATATAATGTTCACCACTATTACTTTTTGCTTTATTGTAATCAAACTCAAAATGCTTTAAACCATAACCTCCAGCCCCACTTATGTCATGGTTATCTACAGTTGCAAAACTTGTAGTAGAAGAAAGATTTATATCTCTAGGTGTACCTTCACCATGCCCCATGGTTCTTAAAACTCCTACTTGATCTCCTATTACATCTTGGCAAAAAGAAGACTCATTATCTGCTATGTCTCTTTTGTCTCTTTGACTATTAAGACCACCAGAAAAATCTCTTAATGTGACTGTTTGCTTTGGCATTTTACTTTAATAAAACTTTCTTAAGAACATCTTCTACTACAGAATAAATAGAATTTAGCACTTTTGCTTCAGTCTTTTCATTAATTATAGGTATGTCAATTCTTTTATTTAATTCTTGAATGATCTCAGCCTTAGTATCTTCGTTCATTAAATAATCTACCATCATGTTTGCAAGTTTCATTGAATAACTCCTTGTGATTTTTTCATTCGTTTAAAGCCATCTTCCATAGATATGCTTGAGAAATCTACTTGGTCTTTTCTAATTGCAGTAGCCCAAGGTCCACCATTTCTAACAACTGTGTTTATTGGTGAAATAATTCTTTCCAAACCTCCATCACAATGTTGGTCATTACAACTGCTCCCAACAAAAGCATCATCGTCAGAGGTGCAAAATTCTTTACTATAATTTTCTACAGGGTTTTTACAAACCTTACATTTATATGTGTATATTGGCATTAGGTTTTTCCATTCATTCTTGATATAGTTCCTTTAATATAATTCATGTCATCAGTTAAATCATTTAATTCTTTTACTACAGACTCATGCCTTCTTTCAGCATTTTCAATCATCTTGTCTTGCCACCTATCATAGGCATCATCAGACTTATTAAACCTGTCAATTAGCTTTATAAGTATTTGATATAGATCCATAAGTTTTTGTGTCAATACCTTTTGTAGCCAAGCCATTTGACCTGCAAACAAAATGACCATCACACCAACTATACCGTATTCTGCAAATATATCTATCATAATATTGCTATAATTTAAACATTATATGTTAACAACTTGCTAACTTAAACTACTTCTTTTTATTCTTTTTATTCTTTTTATTATACATTTTTTAATTTAAATTTTTTTCATTTTTTTTAGTTTAGATTTTATTTTTCTTATTTTTAATGGACTATCTTTTCTTGGTTCGAGAGATGCTTCTCTCATTATTTTTTTTATTTCTTTTTTTTGTCTGTTAGCTTTTATCCTGTCAGCAACAAAAAGTGCTGGACCAAGTACTGGACCAGAAGCTATGTACCTTACTGTTTTTTTTGCTATTTCAGCAGCTCTTGATTTTGAACTTTTATTTCTCGATCTAGACATTATCTTTTTTCCTTTTATTATAAATTAACAACAATCATCACAACAATCACAATCACAATCACAATCACAATTGTTTATTTGCTTTATATTAACCATACCTTTTCCCTTCATGCAACCCATGTTTTGCATATTGTTTACCATTTTTCTTTATTAGCCCAATAAGCTGCAGACATTTTGCCTTTAGCAATATTTTTTGCATGCCTTGCTTTAAAAGATTTCCTTCTTGCTTTCTGCCTATCAGATTCCCCTGGTTTTGGTTTTCCAGCAGTTGTAACACCTTGCTGCCCAAACCTTATTAACTTTAAATTATGACCATCTTGTGCTAAAACCATATGAGATTTAGTTTTATGACTAGGAGTTTTTTTTGGTTTATTAACTCCCTGTAAATTATGTTTTTTAAGTAATGTTTTTTTTCTGTTCTCGTGTGCCATTATCTTCTCATGCTTACTATTCTATTAAGAACATAGACCTTATCTCTTAAATTTATAATTTCTTCTTTATGTATTTCTAGTTGATGTCGTAGTGAATTTAACTGTTCAAATTGTTGAAAATCAGCACTAATTGGACTATCCTGAGAAGTCAACATATCAGATTGTATCTTTTCTATGTACATAGTATTGTTAGTTGAGGATGTTTCTGTGGTTGACAGTCTGCTGTCGAGTTGTGAATATGCCCAAACAAAAAGTATAATTCCTGTAAGGACTTGAATTAGAAAACTAAGACTGAAGGACACTCCACTTTTTTCTTCTATCTTAGCCATTAGAACAGACTATAACTACTTGCAAACTTTTGCCAATCTTTATCCTTAGTTTTGTTTGTATCTTTTTTTACAGTTTCAAACTGCTCATGTGTATAACACCAAAGCCTTGTAGAATCTTGATTAAACAAACCTATTGTATTATAAAAATGACCTGTACCATCTTGGTCTATTAGGATATCTATATTATCTACTCCACTACAACTCAATAAAAACATAAAAGGAATAGTTAATCTTTTAAGCATTTTCAATAACCAAGTTTCATGTGTAAGCATATTGGACAATGAGTTGGGCTGTGAGACGGATCTGTTAGTTGAATAGAGTGTAACTTAGTTTCTGCCTCTGAAAGCTTATAACTAATTAACTGAACTTCTTTTTCCATAGAATTTACTGTAGTCAATAGCCATCCACACATTCCAATAATAATAAGAGATGCTCCTGTCAATACCATCTGTGTTAAGTCCATATTTTTCATATGGTACAATTAAGCATTTTCAAGTGCAGTAACCCTTTCTTTTAATAATTTATTCTGTTCTGATAACTCTTGAATAGCTTTTAATGACAATACAAATACATCTTGATAGTTCAAACCTAAATACCCATCTTTATGTGCTATTGCAGAAAGTGGTAATATTTTTTGTACTTCATTAGCTGAAAGACCATAAAACTTTTTATCTTCAGCTACTTCATTTCCATCTATATTTGTTGATTTTGGAAAATCATTTGTGATTGGGTCTTTCTTTTGATATTCACCAATCTTAGTAAGTGTGTTAATTTTATCAGTTGCATTTTCAAAATTATTCCAATTTTGTTTTAATCTTTCATCAGAACTTATAGCTGAAAAACTTGTTGCTCCTGAAGTTAATTCTACACCTCCAGTGTTTGAAATTACTTGTACTATTGTACTATTAATAGATTTGAGAATATTTGGATTTCCACCACCTCCACTATATAGTGCTGAGGTAATATAAAAAACACCTGCAGGTTGAGATGAATCCGTGAAAGTAATCTGATTAACTACACCTGACCCTGAAAATGCTATTGGTTGATATGTTGTTGTTGTTCCTGATGCAATGTTCAATCTTTCTATATTATTAGCATCAAAATGAATTTCATTAGCTGTTTCAAAATCAATCTTTGTTTCAGCGTCTTCACCAATTACTATATCTGCAACAAGTAAAGATGTAATTCCTGTTTGAGCTG